CCTCAATGGTGGAACGATCCCTCTTATAAATCATGATGAAACAGACGTACAATGGCTTGAACCAATGCAAGCTAAATGTCTGTTAGAAGCTCCAAACTCTTCATGGAGATACGCCCATATATACTACAGAGAACAAGCAGCAAAGTGGGAAGAGAAACTAAGAGTACTAAACAAAGAACGCATTTTACGACAACTAAATCATTTATGAAAGGAAACTGAGTTGGGTAAGAAGAAGGCTTCAGGCAAACATTACGTATCTAATGGTGAACGTCCAAACGTTAACAGGTCTACTGTAAAGTCGGTCAGACGTAATATTACGCGAGTGGACCGATTGGATGATATTATGAAGGCGTGGCGACGTTTAGAGAATCCTTGGATTACGATTCCTAATCCAAATACGAAGGAAACAAACAAACGCCATATTCGTGTTCGCACTAATGACTTGTTTGGAGATCCAAAGGGAGAGTTTCGAATGGCGGTTAGTACGACATGACAAAGCTAGAAATATATACACAAAATGGATGTTCTTATTGTACAAGAGCAAAAACTCTTTATATAAGTAAACAGGAAATGTTTCCTGAATATGTTGAGTATAATATTTCTGAAAGCGAGGTTTGGAAAAACGAATTGAAAAATAGAGTGCCAGATGTAAAAACTGTTCCTCAGATTTTCATCAACGATAAACATATTGGCGGATATGATGAGTTCTGTGATTGGATTGATAATCATTATAGTGGGAGTTGAGAATGCAAGAATTTGAACGTGATTTGTTGGTTCATGCTTTACGTACAAGTGTAGTTCGTCTTGAGTTTACTAAGAAGAGTGGTGAATATCGTGTAATGAAGGCTACTCTAAAGGAAGATATGATTCCATCAGAACATCAACCTTCAGGCGAAGGTGTTTTAAAGACAGCAGAAGTACGCCCTGTATATGACCTAGATAATATGGGTTGGCGATCCTTTCGTTGGGATACTCTAAAAAGTTGGGCGGATTGGGAGAAATTTGAAGTATAAATAATATGATAATTTTGAAGGAGATATTATTAACAACAAAAAGGTAAAACTATGTTTAAATATATTAAATATCTATCTGTAGTTACTTTGTTATTTTTAACAACAGTTTCGGTAGCAAAGGCGGAAGAATCAACGACAAAGGCGCCAGAACTTGTTCCTGGTCTTGATTTTATTATTAGCGCAGACAATATGTATTCTGTTGAATCAGCAAATTTTAAGACTGAATTTGGTATAGAAGCGGAAGCTACTAATTTAGGTATTCTCGTGGGATTGTATCCTTTAGTACATTGGGATTCACAAGATGCATCTGAATACAAAGCAGAGATTACTTGGGATCTTGATGCCGAATGGTTTCAACTATCTCCACACGCAGACGTTATCATGGACAGAAATTTAGAACATCAAGAAACAACAGTTGGTGTTAAAATCTCAAAAAGGTTTTAATATATTATAGGGGGTGAAATTCCCCCTATAATCATAATGGAGGATATTATGTCGCATAGAAGAGATGATTACCCAGATTTTATAGATGAAATTTATGTACCAAGAAAAAACGAAATCTGTGAAGAATGTCAAAGACCTGCTATTACATCTACATTAGATAATTGTCATAGATTAAATTGTCCATATCACAAAGATTATTATACTGATTAAAGGTTTTTAAGAATGTCGTTGAAAGTAGTTATGAATGAAAACGAGTTAAACAATTCTATTGGTATTGAGACAAACGAATTGAATAGAAATGCTATGGGTGGCACAGAGATGATGCAACATGCATTATATTCAAAGTTATCAAAGGAGTTGTTAGATAAATTCCAAATTATTCCATCTAGAGTTAGGAATATTGATCCTAATCGTCTTCCTATTCTCTGGTTGCACGATTTGGCGGAAGACCCTGAATCCAGGCACCTCAGTGATAGTGGAAATCGGAGCAGATTCAGACGACTTGTTTTTGTATCCCACTGGCAATTTACAACTTATCATAAAGTTTTAGGTGTCCCCTACAGCGATTCTATTGTTATTAGAAACGCTATTGAACCTATTCCTACTCACGAAAAATCAAAAGAAGGTCCATTGAGACTCATCTATCACACTACACCACACCGTGGTCTTGATGTGTTGTTAGCTGTTTATCAGAAACTATCTGAAAAATGGGGCGATAGAGTTCATCTAGATGTATACTCATCTTTTAATATCTATGGATGGCCACAGAGAGATGAACCATTTGAACAATTATTTCAAATTTGTCGTGATCATGAACATATCACATACCATGGAACTGTATCCAATCAAGAAGTAAGAGAAGCATTACAAAAAGCACATATTTTTGCATACCCCAGCACATGGCAAGAAACTTCTTGTATTGCTGCGATTGAAGCGATGAGTGCTGGTTGTTGCGTAGTTTGTCCATCTCTAGCGGCACTTCCAGAAACTACTTCTAACTTTTCTCTTATGTATCCATTTGATGAGGATAAGAATCAACACGCTCATATGTTCTACCAAGTTCTAAATGCGGCTATAGAATCATATTGGGAAGAAGATATGCAAACAAAATTGCAGTTTCAGAAACTCTACACAAACACATTCTATAGCTGGGATCTACGAGCACAAGAATGGGAGGGATTATTAAAATCCCTATTAGACCACGAAAAGTAATTATAGTTTGTTTAGAGGGTTATTCAAGGCTTTTTCTATAGTCTTGTTTACCCTATCTTCTAGTTCGCGAATATCAGATTCTACTTTTCTTCGCGTTGCATCCATTCTATCATCCGCAGAGTTAATCATCTCTCTCATATCTTTTTCAGTAGATCTCATAAGTTCTCTGATTTCGCGTTCTGTAGCAGAATTCTTTTTCTCTAGTTCGTATATCGTGTCTGATAATTGATTCATATCGTTCTTTAGATCGGTACGCATATCTCGCGCGGTTTCTTGAGCCTCACCTACTAGTACATATGACTCTTCGACCTTCTGTTTCAATAATTCTACTCTTTTATCGAAGCCAGAAAGATCAGGAGCAACATATGTTGTAATCTTTTGTTTCATTGTCGTATAATCTTTATAGACCTCAAAGGCGCCGTACAAACCACCAATTAAAGTGGATAGCGCCATTGCGACAGCAACCATCTTGCCACCCTTGAATTTAACTCCAGCAAATTCTATCTCTGCCATTTTACCTTGTACCTATTACCCTATTATTGAATTGTGATCTTTCTAACTCATTAAACTTCTGATCATTCATCAAGAATCGACTAATAAATCTGTTATCCTGTATACTTCCACCAGGAATCTGTGTTTGTTCATAAAAAGGTTTATCCTGTAACTGCACGCCAGTATAATCTTTAAATCCCGGAACATATCCCATCATAGCGACGATTGATGCCTGTGCTGCTACTTGTGTTTCAAGTGCTGCTGACTCACCCATCTTTTCTGCTAATGACTCAATACGTTCCTGTATAGCTTGTTTAATTCGTACTTCTTTAGAAGGTTTTTCTTTTTCCTTCTTTGCTTCTTTCTTTTTGGGTTCTTCTTTTTTCTCTTCTTTTACTTCTTCTTTAGTCTCCTCTTTCTTTTCCTCCTTCTTCTCTTCTTTCTTTTCTTCTACAGCGGCAACTTTAATTTCTTCTTTTGTTTCTTCCTTAGTTTCTTCTTTGACTTCTTCAGTATTAGTCTCTACTTCTGCTGCTATCTGTTGTTCAATTTCTTGTTCTACCTCAGACTCAATCTCTGCGACTACTGCTTGTTGTTCTGCTGCTACAGCTTGTTGAACCTCTTGTCTAGTTTCTGCTTGTAAAGTTTCTACTCGTGCGGTAAACGCCGCTGTTGCTGTATCTAGTTGTGATACTTCTGGTATAACTACAGTTACATTAGGAATACCTTCAACTTCAACTACTGATGTTGTAATCTCTTCTTTATTTGTTTCTGTGACTGCAACAACTACAGTCTCTTCTATTGGATTTGCTTCTGCTACTGTCTCTACTTGTTGTTCGTCTTCAGCGGTTTTTGTTTCTTCTGCTTGTTTCTCTTGTTGCGCTGCTAGTGCTGCTGCATATCCATCACATGTAGGACTAAACAAAGGATCTATATTACAGTTTCTAGCGATAACCGCCTGTTCGTAACCCGGACATCTTGTATCATATAATGGATCTAAAGAACACTGTTGATTGTAGTAAGCAGTTGCGTAACCTGGGCATTCTGTATCATAGAGAGCGTCAAGACTACATTGTTGATTGTAGTAAGCAGTTGCGTAACCTGGGCATTCTGTATCATAGAGAGCGTCAAGACTACATTGCTGATTATAATAAGCGGTCTTATATCCCGGACAACTAGAATCATATAATGGATCTAAAGAACATTGTTGATCGTAGTATGCCTGTGTGTATCCAGGACATTCACTATTATAAAGAGGATCTAAAGAACACTGTTGGTTGAAATATGTTTCATTATAATCAGTGCAGTCAGTATCATATAAAGGGTCTAAAGAACATTGTTGATCGAAATAAGCTTCTGCATAACCAGTACATTCAATATCATATAAAGGGTCTAAAGAACACTGTTGATTAAAATAAGTTTCTGCATATCCTGAACAGTCTTCGTTATATAAAGGGTCTAAAGAACACTGTTGATCGAAATAAGCTTCCGCATATCCTGAACAATCTTCATTATATAAAGCATCTAAAGAACACTGTTGACTAAAGTAGGCATCAGCATATCCTGAACATCCACTATCATACAGAGCGTCTAGTTCACACTGTTGATTATAGTATGCTTGAACGTAACCAGAACAATTCTCTGAGTATAATGGATCACTATCACAAGGATCAGAAGCAGATGCAGTACCAGCAGTTCCATCACTATAACTATACACGTTATTTGTCGCTGACCAACCAGTTACTCTATCATCGGCTGTAGAAGATCCAAAATTATATAATGTACCACCTGGATTTGTATATTGATATTGTGTCCATTCGCCTTGTGTAGCATCGCCTATAACACCAATAGTGAAAGCATGGTTTTGTATGTTGATCATTTGATGGTACATATCAAAACTACCATCTGGACGAATTTCTAGACCTACTGTATTCCGATTACTGTTATAATATTCACTTATATTATTCCATTGATATCTTTGGTAATTTTCATTACCCTGTGTGTAAAATCTTCCTTCTGTTGAATTGTCTATCAAGTCTGTCCATAATACAGCAATTGCATAGTTATAAGACGAACTAAGGGTTGAATTGGTGTCTAAATTAATACCATTACAACACCAATGGGTCGTTGGATTTACAAATTGAACAACACCATTACTATGCATATAGGATGTGGTATAAGTATTTCCATAGAAAGGAAATGAAAATCCTAGATTTACCTGTGCGTAACCATCGTCGCTGATATTATGTTCAACGATTGTAGGAGCACCTGTAGAGGTGTCAAATGTTTGTGTTTGAGCACTAGCGTTATAGGAGCAAAAGCAAACCAAGAATGCCAAGAATGCCGACGCCAAATACTTTAGCTTCATCGTCATCTACTTTGTCTCCATCTAGATCTTTTGATTCTGCATCTGGAACCATTTCGGGGTTTGCATCCCACTGGTCAGCGGCTGGTTGTCCAATTTGACCAAGATAAGGACAGGGTGTACCTGCCATTTTCATGGCATCAAACACTCTTCTATCTTGACAGAGAACACTAACAGCGGCGACTTTCATGCCCATATCATAAAGGGTTTTACTCAACTTCAATCTCTCACAATTTGGGTCACGAACAGTGGTCCCTTTACTGAGACCTAAAATCTGTGTTTGTACAGCAGTACTCGCGCCCGTAGTGCAAAGATCCATATTATTACTATTAATACTTGGAGAAATAGCGCTGGGTGGTGGATTAATCACTATCGTTTTTGTATCAGTGTCAGTAACGACATTACTAGTACTGCTACTATTACTCGTATTCACATTATTGTTATTGTTATTTGTAGTAATAGTGCTTTGAGCAAACACAGAAGATGAAAACATAAAAACCACGATAAATACCAAAAACGGTATTGCGGTTTTCATTTTTGCCTTACACCTCCTTATTATTGTCTATACGGTTTATTTATATTTAAGGATATTTAAAATGCTCACAATAAAAACTTTATTAGCATCTTTTATGATATGGATGAATGTTCATACAGGGTTGACAATACCTCATTTACCAGATATAATGTTAAAAGATAAAGAACAGTTATTTCATATGGTTTATCCAGGAGTGAAATATGAAGGTCCTGAGAAATCAGTAAATGTGATGGGAGTGTATGTATCTGATACGATATATCTACCAAATGATTTTGATGTGAATGATATATGGGATCAAAGCATTTTATTACACGAACTCATTCATCATTATCAAGAATATAATGACATTGAGGATTTATACGAATGTCCACAGCGAAGAGAATATCATGCTATAATGATTCAGAAAGAGTGGCTGGATCAACAAGACAAAAATATCTGGGAATATTTAAGTCCATTGTGGGTTCTTGGGGCAATGAGTTGTCCTGGATTGATGGGAGATGGTCGAGCACGATGAGAAAACCGCCTGGCCATGCAGGATACGTCAAACCAGACGATCCCTGGTGTGATGAGTTTATAGATTATATCGATACGAGATATGGTGGTCGTGTTGAGTTACAGCAGTTTCTCAAAGATATGGATTGGAAGGGAACAGATACACCATGGGGCCCCGGATTGAGATGGACCTACGATTTTGGCAAAGACCAAAAATTTTATATCACAACAAAAAAAGGGGTTGACAAAAAATAAAATCTCTGGTATTATATAAACATGATGAACGAAAGAGTGAATGAGATGACTACTTTTGATTTTGGCAACGGCCTGGTCCCCGCCCACCAGCATTCTAATGGTGGTGGATGGGTTGCTGATACCGCCACTGTTTCTGAGACCGCCTATGTTGGGCCTAACGCTGTGGTTTCTGGTAACGCTAGGGTGTCTGGTTGCGCTGTGGTGTATGATAACGCTATGGTGTCTGGTAACGCTATGGTGTCTGGTTACGCTGTGGTGTCTGGTTACGCTGTGGTGTCTGGTTACGCTGTGGTGTCTGGTTACGCTGTGGTGACTGGTGACGCTGAGGTGTCTGGTAACGCTAAGGTGTACGGTAACGCTTGGGTGTCTGGTAACTCTAAGGTGTATGGTTACGCTGTGGTGTCTGGTAACGCTAAGGTGTATGATAACGCTGAGGTGTCTGGTAACGCTTGGGTGACTGATAACGCTTGGGTGTCTGGTAACGCTTGGGTGACTGGTGACCCTGTGGTGTCTGGTGACGCTGAGGTGACTGGTGACGCTGAGGTGTCTGGTAACGCTAAGGTGATTGATAACGCTTGGGTGTCTGGTAACGCTATGGTGTATGATAACGTTATGGTGTCTGGTAACGCTGTGGTGACTGGTAATGAATGAAGGAGTGAATGAGATGACTACTTTTGATTTTGGCAACGGCCTGGTCGCCGCCCACCAGCATCCTAACGGTGGTGGATGGGTTGCGGATACCGCCACTGTTTCTGAAACCGCCTACGTCGGACCTGACGCTATGGTGTCTGGTAACGCTATGGTGTCTGGTAACGCTATGGTGTATGGTGCCGTCGTGGTGTCTGGTGACGCTGTGGTGACTGGTGACGCTAGGGTGTATGATAACGCTAGGGTGTCTGATTACGCTTGGGTGTCTGGTGACGCCAGGGTGTCTGGTAACGCTATGGTGTATTGTGGCGCTGTGGTGACTGGTTACGCTAAGGTGTCTGGTGACGCTGTGGTGACTGGTTACGCTAAGGTGTCTGGTGACGCTGTGGTGTACGGTAACGCTTGGGTGTCTGATTACGCTTGGGTGTCTGGTTACGCCGTGGTGGATGGTTACGCCGTGGTGGATGGTTACGCCGAGGTGTCTGATTACGCCAGGGTGACTGGTAACGCTAGGGTGTATGGTAACGCTGTGGTGACTGGTTACGCTAAGGTGTCTGGTGACGCTGTGGTGTACGGTAACGCTTGGGTGACTGGTAACGCTGTGGTGTCTGGTAACGCTCAGGTGTTTGGTAATGAAAGAAGGAGTGAATGAAATGCTACAAGTTAATGATACAGTTGTTCTTACAGGCAAGACACGCCATGGTAAAAACCGTATTCAGCAACATGGTAAATTGTGGTTTGTACAAGAAGTACGAGGTGGTAAAATGCATCTCCGTAGTGAACACAAAACTGATGGTCCTATGCATAATAAGGATTTTGACGGACGTTGGGTAGAATTACAAAATGACCCAAACTTTGAATGGCTAAAAGGAGTCTAAAATGAACGATACTAATGAAATGACTGCTTTTGATTTTGGCAACGGTCCGGTTCCCGCTCACCGTCATCCTAACGGAGGCGGTTGGGTTGCTGATACCGCCACTGTTTCTGAGACCGCTTATGTTGGACCTGATGCTGAAGTGTATGATAACGCTGAGGTGTATGATAACGCTAGGGTAACTGGTTACGCTAAGGTGTCTGGTAATGCTGAGGTGTCTGGTGACGCTAGGGTGTATGATAACGCTTGGGTGTCTGGTAACGCTTGGGTGACTGGTGACGCTTGGGTGTCTGATAACGCTAGGGTGTACGGTAACGCTAAGGTGTATGATAACGCTATGGTGTATGATAACGCTAGGGTGTATAATAACGCTAGGGTGTATGATTACGCTTGGGTGACTGGTAACGCTAGGGTGACTGGTAATGAATGAAGGAAAAGTCTAAATGTCTCTTAAACCTCGTAAGAAACGTGTACTTGCTCGCCGAGTAACAGGTCTTAGTGGTGCCCCTAAGACTCCTGGACGGGCGGCTGATTTTTATTTTCAATACGAAGTTGAGAATAA